ACTAGGGAAGTTGCAGAAGATATAGCTGTGTTTGCAAAGCAGTTGTTCCCGCATAGTTGGGAGGCTTTGATGGCTCATGGATAAATGGGAACATTTAGCTTATAAGATTGCTGAAACAATTGACAGAGATAAAGCGCATGTGTCTTTGATTATTAGAAAAAACCAGCTTGTTGCTATTGGTACTAACAATTGGAAGACACACCCTAAAACAGTAGAGTATGGTTATATGTATCCGTACCTACATTCAGAGTTGGACGCATTCCGAAAGATCAAGACTCCGCTTGATAAGCTTGTCTTGTATAACTTTAGGATTAGCAAGACTGGTAAACTTGGTATGTCAAAGCCTTGCAGGTTTTGTATGCCGTGGTGTGCTCAAGTGTTTGATAAGATTGTTTATTCAAACGAGAATGGAGAATATCAAAATGGCTAAGAACAAAAGTATTACTAGTGGCGCTGGTAAAGGTGATGCCTATAGACCAGTAGACATGAAGAAATACCGCGAGAACTATGATAAGATCTTTGGTAAGAAAAAGAAGAAGGGTAAGCCCAGTGACTCCAAGTGAATTTGAAACACTTATATTTGAATACGCTGATATATGTTTTAAGATCGGGCGTATGGAAACAAGTGACAACGCTAATCAAAAGACTTACGATAAACTGACAGATAAACGAGATGAGATGAGAGCAACAATCATTCAACTATTCAAAGGAAAACATGTCAGCATTCATAGGTAAACATCCCTGCCCAAAGTGCAAAGCTAATGGTGGGGATAAACATAATGATAATCTAGCAGAGTATGAAAACAATTACTACTGCTTTAAGTGTCAACATTTCATTCCCAAGGAAGGACATACAATGCAAGAAGAACCGCTTGTCAAGAAAGACTGGAAGCCTATAGTTGGGTCTACAGTAGAACTTGCACATCGTAGAGTAGAAGAAAAAGCTTGCCGTATGTATGGCTATCAGACTGCTCTTGTCAACGGCAAGACTGTTGAGATTGCTAACTATTACAAAGATGGTGTACTAACAGGTCAGCATTTGCGTGGGCCTAACAAACAGTTTGCTTGGAAGGGTGAAACCAAGGGTATTGAGTTGTTTGGTCAACACCTATGGAAGGGTAACAACAAGCGACTAATTATTACCGAAGGTGAGATTGACTGTTTGACAGTTGCTCAACTTATGGGTTATACTTGGGCTGTTGTATCCCTTCCTAATGGGGCAGCGTCTGCGGTCAAGTCTATTAAAGATAATCTTGAGTTTGTTAATTCATACAATGAGATTGTCTTGTGCTTTGATATGGATGATCCCGGTCAGAAAGCAGCCCTTGAGGTTGCTGAGATCCTGCCGCCCGGTAAGTGTAAGATCGCTAAGCTGCCTTTCAAGGATGCTAACGAGTGCCTAGCTAACAACCAAGGTAAGGCTGTTGTTACCGCCCTATGGGAAGCTCAGCCCTATTCACCCGATGAGATTCTACATGTGTCTCAAATCATCAACACAATGGAAGAACTGGATGCTGTCCGTGTTTATCCATTCCCGTTTGATGCGTTGTCTGAGTACTTGATTGGACAGCGTTCAGGTGAAATTACTCTGTGGGCTTCAGGCACAGGTTCAGGCAAGTCTACTATCTTGCGTGAACTAATGATGCACCACCTTGACGAAGGCCGCTCAGTCGGTGCTATCATGTTGGAAGAATCTCCACAAGAAACAATGGATGATATGATCTCATTGATTATCAATAAGCCAGTCCGTGCTATCCGTGCATCCCGCATGATGAACGAACTGCGTGTTAAGCTTGGTAAGAATCCAATTAACATGACAATCCTTGATAATCTTTCTGATACAGAATATCATAACGCCAAGACACACCTTGGCAAGACAAACTTTTATATCTACGACCACCTAGGTAACAACGCAATGTCCAATCTACTTGCTAGAATGGAATACATGGCTGTGTCACTTAAGGTTGATGTAATCATTCTCGACCACATCACAGCAGCTGCTGCGGGTCTTATGGGAATGAGTGATAAGGATGTTGACGGTGGTAACTCGGAGCGTATCATCATTGACAACCTTATGAAAGAACTCAGAGCACTTGCAGTTAGAACTGGTGTACATATTGATATTGTATCTCAGCTCAAGAAAACTGACAAGGCTTATGAAGAAGGTGATCGTATTACCTTGCAAGATCTAAGAGGCTCAGGTGCTCTAGCCAGTGTTCCCAACACGGTTGTTGCCCTTGAGCGTGATCGACAGAACTCAGACGAGCGTGTAGCTAATACAACAATCGTTCGTGTTCTCAAGAATAGATTGACAGGTAGAGCCGGGATTGCAACTGCGCTATACTACGATCACAATACAGGCAGACTCTCAGAGATAGGGTTTGCTTCCAATGATGATGGAGAACTAGTGTTTGAACCAGTAACCACGGAGGTATAATATGATTAGACTAGTGCTTGACATTGAAGCTGACGGACTTGGTGAGGTTACCATGACTAACAAGGGGCCAGCTAAGGAAGTCTCACGAATCTGGTGCGCTGTTGTAATTAACGCAGACACAGGTGATGTCAAGACTTTCACTCAGTCTAACATGCACCAACTGGTTGACTGTCTAAACACAGCCGACATTCTCATTGGTCATAATATACTATCCTTTGATATTCCTGTAATCAGAAGACTTCTGGGAAACCTTAAGCGACCCAAGCATGGGTACTTCGATACACTGGTTGTATCAAGGATTATGTATCCAGACCGTAACAACCACCCCTTAGGCGGCAACTCTCTAGAGTGCTGGGGCAAGTATCTCAAGAACAACAAGATTGAGTATACTGGAGGCTGGTCTAATTTCTCACAAGAAATGCTTGAGTATTGTATCCAAGATGTAAAGCTTGGCTGCGAGGTCTACAAGCATCAACGCGAGTTTGCTAAGAACAATCTTAAGGTCTTCAAGTTTGAACACTTGGTATCTGAGATTCTAATGGAGCAGACTGACCGTGGTTTTGGCTATGACTACGACAAAGGGGAAGAGCTTTACTTCTCTTTACTACAAGAGAAGGCTGAGCTGGAGGATAGGATGAGGACAATCTTCCCCGATAAGACTCATTACCGCAAGTCTAAGAAGACTGGTAAGGATCTCAAGCCAAAGATTGAAACCTTCAATCCCGGTTCTCGTAAACAGATTGCACAACGACTCACCGAAAAGTATGGTTGGGTTCCACCCGAAACTGAGAAGGGTAACCCAAAGGTTGACGAGTCTGTGCTATCGACTCTAGATTATCCAGAAGCTAAAGAGCTGGTAAAGTATTTTGATCTCGTTAAGCTTATGGGTATGGTAGAAGATTGGAACGCTAGAGCAACATGTTCACGCGACAAGCGTATTCATGGTTATATAAATGCTCAGGGTGCTGCTACTGGTAGATGCACCCATAGCGAACCCAATATTGCACAAGTGAGTGGCGACCACCGTGCAAGAGAATTGTGGATTCCATATGACGGTTTTGTACAGCTAGGTTCTGACCTATCAGGTCTTGAACTCAGAATGCTTGCACACTTTATGCACAAGTATGACAAAGGCAAGTATGCCGATGTATTGCTTAACGGTGATATTCATACTTACAATCAGAAAGCCGCAGGTATTGAATCAAGAGCACTTGCCAAATCATTCATCTATGCTTATCTCTATGGAGCGGGTGATAAAAAGATTTCCCTTGTTCTCAACTGCAGTGTGGATCAGGCCGCTAGGCTACGGAATAAATTCCAAAAAGAGATTCCCGCACTTACTAAAGTACAAGAGGAAGTTAGATATAACGCATTGAAGTTTGGTACTGTAACCTTACCCGATGGGCGTAAGGTTCCTGTTAGGTCAGAACATGCTGCCCTTAACACACTGCTACAAGGTAGTGGTGCTATTGTAAGTAAGTATTGGATGGTGCTTGCTGACGCTAAACTAAAGAAGCTATACAAAGGTAAAGCTTATCAGATGGCGTATGTACACGACGAACTACAGTATGCTGTATGCCCAGAGCATGCAGACAACATTGGCAAGCTTGTAACAGAGTGTGCTACTGATGCTGGTGTTCGTCTAGGTATCAACATTCCCATTGCAGCTGAGTATAAGATCGGTACTAACTGGTCGGAGACTCACTGATGGACGGCTCCGTGGCGGAACAGGCAGACGCAGCGGACTTAAAATCTGCCGCCTTACGGCGTGGGGGTTCGATTCCCCCCGGAGCTATTGAAAGGAGCTTTATGCAACAACTAGATATTTATATTGCTGGCCCCATGCGGGGATACCCTAATCACAACTTCGATGCTTTTATGGAGGCTGATAAAAAGCTCCGTAGAAAGTGGAGTTCTGCTGTTGGTCTTATTTATAATCCAGCACAGATGGATCTTGATGAAGGTTTTGATCCTAGTCAAGCAACGGATTCAAAGCAACACCTAAAGGACTGCATGACCCGCGACCTTAACGCAATTCTAAAGTGTGATGCTATTTATATGCTGCCCGGTTGGGAAAAAAGCGAGGGTGCTAAGGTCGAGCATGCCCTTGCTGTATACTTGGGGCTAAAGATATTCTATGAAACTTAAGGCAAGGATTGCTTATTATAATTTAGAGCACGGCGATAAGTGGTCACGATTGATTGCTTGGCTAGTGTATATCCTAGCAGGCTCTCGTCTAAATCATGTACACATTGAGTATCCCGACAAGGGAATTACTTACTTTGCTTTACTATATAGAGGTGTTAAGATAGTCCCTATAGACATCGTTAGGAAACAGTATGGTAACCCAGTGTTTATCCAGACTGTGCTAATTAATAAAGATTCCCCTCTATTAGATACAACTATTTGGCGCACCGAAACAATCAGGAGCTGTGTGTTTTGGCATTTGATTGGGCGCTACTTTAATAAACCTGTACCCCATACTTGTGGAAAAGTTACCGCTGATATCCTGAGGGATAGCGGATATCCTATCCCGATGGATATTATTGAACCACATCTGTTACTGAAGGAGGTAACTAATGCTAATGCTACTATTGTCAGGAAAAGCAAGAGTGGGCAAGACAACAGCAGCCAAGCTGTTTGCTGAGCTATTCTACAAGGCTGGGTATAAACCAGTAATGCTTCCGTTTGCTGCAGCCCTTAAGTCTGAAGTTGAAGCTATGGGTATTACCAAAGAAAAGCAACCTGAAGAATATCGTAAGCTATGTCAGAAGCTTGGCTCAGATCGCCGTCGTGAAGACCCCGATTATTGGGTAAGCAAGTTTATTGAATCAGCTTACAAGATTCAACAAGAAGAAAACGACGATGTACCTGAGCGTGTTATCATTGCAGATGACTGCAGATACCTAAATGAAATCAACCTAGCTCCACGGTTTAATGCTTTCCGCATTCTTATCACTCATGGCAACCGTCAGATTATTGAGCAGGATGCTGAGTGGCGTAACCACGAATCAGAAGAGATGGCTAATAAGTCAGAAGAAGCTGATAAGGATTATGTTACTATGTATGATTTCATTATTAGAAATACTGGTACTGAGAAAGCATTGGCAACCAAGATTAAGGATAACTTTCCTATTATGGTTGACTGTATGTATAACAAGATGCTTGAGCCACTATGTGAGTGTGAGCTTTGCCTTGCTACCCGATACGACAGACCAGTATGTATTGAACGCCTAGAAGAACAGGTGTTGGACGAACTAACTAAGATGTTTCCAGAGGAGGAAGAAGATGGAACGCCCTAAGATTGCTGTACTAGATGGAGACATTCTTGCTTATAGAGCTGCTTTCTTTGTGGAAACAGAAGGCATTGATTACCTAGAAGAGCGCCTAAACCACGACATTACTTTGTGGACACCGCCGGGGGTAGACAAGGTATACATTGCTTTGTCTTGCTCACGGTCTGATAACTTCCGTAGAGACTACTGGCCTGAGTACAAGGCCCACCGGGATGTCAAGAAGCACACGCCAGAAGCCCTCCCAGAGGCTGAGGAATACCTCCGTACCCTTGGGATACCTATCACCGTCCCAAGGCTTGAGGCGGACGATCTGATGGGTATGATGGCTTCCGGGGGCAAAGCCATAGCCGTGACCATAGACAAGGATCTACGGGCTGTACCGGGCTGGCATTGGAACCCGGATAAGGAGCTGGAGCCTACCCTAGTGGATGAACTAACGGCTGACCGTAACTTCTATACCCAGTGGTTAACCGGGGATTCCACCGATAATGTACCCGGTGTGTGGAAACTAGGGCCAAAGAAAGCCGCTACCCTACTGGATAGCACCCCACCTCAGAACTGGAAGTCCCTAGTTTTGGCTACTTATGAGCAAAAAACTGACAAGGATGGTAATAAATATACGCTAGACTACGCTTTATCGCAGGCTATTTGCGTTAGAATCCTACGGAATGGGGAATATAATAAACAAGATTCGACTATCTCTGTGTATACTTACTGATAGTTGGAGCTACTGATACATAAACCAAGGAGAACACTAATGAATAATACCTACGATTGTAATTCTAATACTTTTAATAATCCTACAACCTTTACAGCCCATAGCTTTAACTATGTAGAATCTACCCTGAACTATGTTGGGGACTATGCACCGTTTTATGCTACCCCAGATTCAGCAGGGATGGATGTCAAAGCATGTGCGGACTTTGTAATGCAACCACATGAGCGAACTAAGGTTCCCCTAGGTATCCATATTGCTATCCCCAAGGGCCATGTTGGTCTATTGATTGGGCGTTCTAGCATGGGTGCTAAGGGTATTGCCGTTTCTAACGCTGTTGGTGTCATCGACGCTGATTACCGTGGAGAAGTTATGGCACTATTGACTAACACCAATACTTACCCCGTTACAATAATGGCAGGGGATCGGATTGCTCAGCTGCTAATTATGCCAGTTGTTCAACCAAAGATTGTTCGTGTAGATTCGCTTGATAACACCACCCGAGGTACTGGTGGTTTTGGTTCAACAGGAGAGTAAGATGAATACATTTCAGAAGTTTATTGCTATATCAAGATATTCCCGCTGGATGCCCGAGCTTAATCGCCGGGAGACTTGGGATGAAACTGTGGATCGCTGGTGGAATTACTTTGTTAATAAAGCTCCACAGCTAGCTGAACGGCCAGATATCCGTGATGCTATTCTTAATCTAGAAGTCCTTCCAAGCATGCGTGGTTTAATGACCGCAGGCCCAGCTTTGGATCGGGATCACACTGCCCTATACAACTGTAGCTACCTTGAGATTACAAGCCACAAGTCATTCGCTGAGCTTATGTATATCCTCATGTGTGGTACTGGTGTAGGCTACAGTGTGGAACGACGCTGTGTAGAACAGCTTCCCCTTGTCCCCAAGAATATCACAAAGGATTTTAATTCAATCCTCGTAGTTGAAGACTCGCGTGAAGGTTGGTGCGACGCACTTAAGAGCCTCATGCAGAGCCTCTATGAGGGTATCCATCCCAAGTGGGACACCAGTATGGTTCGTCCTTCGGGAACCCGTCTAAAGACCTTTGGCGGTCGTGCTAGCGGTCCTGCTCCCCTAGAAGAGGTCATGCGGTTTGTAGTCCAGACATTCTATAAGGCTCAAGGCCGTAGGCTGACTGCCCTAGAATGTCACGATATCTGCTGCAAGATTGCTCAGTCAGTTATTGTTGGTGGTGTACGCCGCTCAGCAATGATCTCCCTAAGTGATCTTTCGGACAGAGAGATGGCTACTTGTAAGAGTGGTGCTTGGTGGGAAACCTCAGGCCACCGTGCTCTTGCTAATAACTCAGCCATCTATACATGCAAGCCATCTCTAGGCCAGTTCCTAGAAGAATGGACTTCATTGTATAACTCCCACTCAGGAGAGCGTGGCATTTGCAACCGTGAAGCCATGAACGCTATTGCTAAGAAGTCTGGTAGAGAACAAGCGGACTATGGAACTAACCCATGCTCTGAGATTATTCTCAAGCCTAATCAGTTCTGTAACCTGTCTACTATTGTTGTTAGAGCCACAGATACACTTATGGATCTAGAGCGGAAGATTGAACAAGCTACCATCATTGGTACAATTCAAAGCATGTTTACCCACTTCCCTTATCTATCTTATGATTTTGCTAAGAATTCAGAAGAAGAAAGATTGCTTGGTGTTTCGATGACTGGTATCTTTGATAACAAACTAACTAGTGGTCAGTTGGGGTATGCAAAGCTGGCCCATGCGTTGGAAAAACTGCGGGATCTCGCAACTATTACCAACCTTAGATGGGCTGATAAGCTTAACATTTCCCCAAGCAAGTCAATTACATGTATCAAGCCAGAAGGAACAACCTCCTGTTTGGCTGATGCTTCCAGTGGTCTTCACCCACGGTACGCTGATTTCTACTTTAGAAGAGTGCGTATTGATAAGAAGGATCCTCTATACCAGTTAATGGAATCTAGTGGCCTTCATGTAGAGGATTGCGTAATGAATCCAGATAGTACTGCCGTGTTTACCTTTGCTCAGAAAGCTCCACAAGGATCTCTTACACAGAAAGATCTAACAGCTCTTGAGCATCTGAAACTCTGGAAAGCCTATCAGGATCATTACTGCAATCACAAACCTAGCATTACTGTTAACTACTCTGATGATGAATTTATTAGTGTAGGTCAATGGGTCTGGGATAACTTTGATTCTATCTCTGGCATCGCCTTCTTGCCTA